CCTGCGCGACCTGCGTCAACGTCGGCGGCCCGTCGGCGTTCTGCGTTCCCCGTCCAGCAGTGCCGGTCCATTGCACCCAGCCACCCGGGGCGGTTTCGAGCCGCGTCAACACATCCTCAAGCTGCGCCCGCATCCGCGCTTGATCGGCGGGGTCGTACTGCGGAGGCGCGGTCGGAAGTTTCACCTAGCGCCTCCCTCCTGGAATGATGCCGAGCTTGAAGCGGCCAATGCGGAATGGCACCCCCGCAACCGGACCAGCCAGTGCGGAGCCATCGGCGGCAAAGGCGCCATCCGCAAAGATGCCAACGTCCACTCGCTCCGCGAGCTTCAACCGCACCTGCCGCGCGTTCAAGCGCACGTCCGTTTCTTGCGCGAGTTGATAGGGCCCGAAGGTTTCCTCGGTCCCCATCGGTTGGAAACTCGCAAAGAACGTCGCCTCCACTTGCCCGAGCGTCCGGAGGTCGGGAATGAGTTTCTGAATCCGCACGACCTGTTCGCCATCGCCCAACTCCAACGGCCCCGATTCGACGAAAGGAATCTCCCCGCCTCGGTCGTCCCCGGTTTCATGGGTGTAGAGTCGTCCGTTCGCATCCCAAAGTTGGGGATCGGCAAAGACGCCCGCCGAGACACCAGCAGCCCGCCCGAGGGTCCCTGTCATCCAGAAATCGCCCCGGTAGTTATAGGCGACGTAGCGGTCGTTCTCCGTGCCGCTTTGCGTGGCACTCGGGTAGAACCACCAGACTTCATGGAACGCACTGTTGGCAAAGGCCACGACTTTGGCCCGCTGTGTGCGGTTGAAGTTTCCGAACACGTAGTCGGAGACCGCACACGGCAACGGCCTCACCGCTCCATCATACACAAAGAAGTTGCCATCTCCCATCCAGAACGCCGCTTGATCGACCACGGCAATGCCATTCGGGGCGAGGAGGCCGCAATTGTCGCCGCGCTGGACGAAGGCGTAGATGAGTTGGCCCCCGATATACGTAGCCGCCCACAAGTCGGCATCCGTCCAGAGCAGTGTTTCCCGAGCGGTGGCCCGACCGGCGACAAGCCGCCCGTTCGTGGAGAGCGGGAAATCCCCAGCACTATTCGTGGCGGTCGGGGTCCAGGTCGTCAGCGTTTCTTGGCTTGCCCATTGGACGAGTCTCGGGTCACCCCCCGCCCCGAGCGCCATCAGGAATCGCTCAGGTGTCACGACCACTGCGCGACAGTTGACGGGGGCGTTGGTAATGACCACGGCTTGGGCCGTGGGCGTCGAGCTGTAGAGCTTCCCATCCGCGGTGAGACACGCCACCAAGACTTCCCCGAAGTTGTCGAGCGACCACGTATCGGCATCCACGAAAAACCCACCCGACGCGAACCCGCCCCACGGCACATCGCCCCAGCCGCCTTCGCCCCACCCTCCGGACCCGGAAAAGAGTTGCCCGTCGGCAGCGCCATTCGTGAGCCCCGCTGGGGTGATGTCAGTGAGCACGCCATTCGAGTAGGCGTAGAGCCTTGAAGGCGTGCCAGTCGTGCCAACCGCGAGCCAGATGGTCGCGTCATTTTTGCGCCACGCCAGTGAGGCCCGAGGCTTGCCGGTAACTTGGACTTCGCTGCCGCTCGCGGTATGGACGAGCTGCCACCCGCCGACGGGTTGTAAGGCGCCGTCCTTCCAGCGCACGAGCGTCCCATCGACCCAGCGCTGGCGATTTTCGTATAGGGTCCCATTTCGAGCGAACCCCATCGGGAGCGCGACTGGCAGCATGGTTTCCACTAGGCGACGAATCCCATCAGTGCAAACACCCAATAGAGCAACGCGAGCCAATCGCCAGCCCGAATCGCCGCGAGAAGTCCGATGACAATCGCGTCCATTAGGCGATGCGCGTCCCTTCGAAGAAGGTGTAGGCGGCGACCGTACTGCCTCGGAGTGCGAGGTTCCCGCCGCTCGTTTGCCGACAGAGGAGTTCAAAGTAATCCGAGGCGAGCGGCGCATTGACCAAGAACGAAATCTCTTGGTCGTGATCGGTGGCGCTCGTCGGGGCCATCGCCGCTTCCGCGACGATGGTCGTCCCGTTCTTGCGAATCCAGAGGCGCCGCGTCCCCGTCGCATTGGCTTCCCATCGGACTTGTCCATGCAAGAGCCACACGCCCGCATCGCCACCAGCGGGGATCGTAAAGCGGTCGGTGGCGGGATCGGTGCAGCCCCCAACATCAAACTGCTCAGTCTGCAAATCCACAACGGTATCCGTGGCGGTCGTGATGGATTGGTCGGTCGTATCCCGGAACAGGCGGGCGCGCGGGAAGGTGCCCTCGCCATACCACGTCGTGCCGCCATCGCGGGTCACGAGTTCCACGATACTGACGCCAGAGGCGCGGAAGATCGGGGCCGCGCCTTTCAGCCATGTCACGGACGCCGGGAACGTGATGGCGAAAGCTCCCGCATTGGTCAGGACGAGCCAGAGGCGAACGACGGGCACCACGGCCCCGTTCGGGAACGTCGCGGGGACGTTCGAGAACGCGATGGTCGAAATCTGCGAGTTGGTGCCCGTGAACACACGAGCCGACGCGAGATTGACGGTCGTCGTCGCGCCCCAGGCCAATGCAGACTGGCCGATGCGCGGGGCGAACAACTCCCCGTCCACATCCGTCATGTTTTGGTTTCTGATTCCCCCCCAGCCCGTATCACTGACAGCGGGGAGATCGAACCCGTAGTTTGGCGTGAAAGTCGTCGCCATTAGCCGAACACCCGTTCAAAGCGCATGGGTCGGTTCCCGCTCTGGAGTTTCCGTTCCGTATGCATCGTCAGTCCTTGCAGGGCTTCATCACACCGGCTCTGCCAGATCGGAATCCGTTCGTCGTGCTGCAAGAACGGCGCGCTTTCAAGGAGCGCGCCGTAGAGATAGGCATCTGGCGCCACCGCCAAAAGCCGGTTCGTCGTCGCGGAATCCGACAGCGCCGGGAGATAGCCAATCACGTCCAGGGCAATCGCACTGAGCGGCGCACTCACTGAGACGGGCGGGTAGAAGCGGAGCGTGGTGGTGTTCGCCACTTCGTCGCGGTCCACGAACACCGCTTGCACGGGTTGGCGGACCGTCGCGTCACAGGCCATCCGCGCGTGATAGTCCTCGAAGCCAATCAGGTCAAGCGGACCGTTGCGGACTCCCCCGGCCCCGTCGTTATAGGCCACCCCGAGGACGATATCCACGGTCGCAGCGACCACGTAATTGGTCGTTAGGTTCGTGGCGCTGATTGTGGTATGGAGCCACTCGCGCAATTCGCGCCTGGCGCGGCCCTCGAACAACGCGATGAAGTCCGGGATGTCGGCAGTCAAATCTGACCGGACGAGCCACCGCGTCATCGTGGCCTTCAGTTCGGCATACGTCGAGAGCGCCATCTAGGGCTTCACCAGTTCCAAGACGCGCTCCGGGTTCGGCGCCGGGGCACTATGACCATTCCCATTTGCGCTGTGATACTGCATCGCGTTCGCCATCGTGAACTCCATTGTCCCGATGTGCGAGATGCGCTGCGAGAGGTCGTGATCCACATAGACCGTCTCGCCATTCCGACGCGCTGTTTCGCAGAAAAACACGTCCTCGCCGACGAACTCCTCAATGGCTTTCGCCCAGCCCATGCAGAACCACGGTCTCGGGAGCTTCCGAAACACGGCGGTCTCCACGAGCACACAGCCAAAGCCCAACGCCTGCACGGATTCCAGCCCCGTATCCTCGGGGCGCGTAAAGAGCCGCGCGTTCGACTTCTCCAAATTGGGGAAGGCGATGGGCGAGAACGGAGGCCGACGCTCCACGTAATTCGCCCCGACGATTCGCTGCTGCCGGGCGAGGAGTTGGAGCAACGTATCCGCCGGGAACCGCATATCCGTATCGAGCCACAGGGTGTGCGTGTAGTCTGGGGCCGAGGTCAGAACTTCCAAGACCAAGGCTTCCCGCTGCTTCGGCACGAGGGAGCCGGAAATCATCAGATGCAGGAGGTCAATCTCCGGCTGCGTGCGGATCGTGTGCCCGAGCATCCGCGCGAAGTCGTGCGCCCAGAGCGCGGCGACGTGATCGCCGGTCGGGCAACAGATCGCCACCTTCGGCGTCAGGGCTTCGCTCATATTTTCACCGGCTTCACGAGCCATGCCTTGTTGTCGGACAAGTTCAAGAACTTCTTGATATCCGAATCATCGCCCGTCTGAATGTACTGGTAGTACAGGTTCAACGGGATGCGTCCGACATGGTGCCACATCCCCGGCCCGAAGCGTTTCTCCGCGTCGTTGAACTGCCGCTTGTTCGCCTCCACGATCCCGCCCACGTCCTGGACGGTCTCGATGGTGAACGTGCCGTTGTCGTGATAGTGGAAGTAGCGAGAAATCCCCAGAACGGGATTCGTATCGAGGAGCCGTCGGGTCGCCATAGAAGCCCGAGCGGGGGAGGGTTGGCCTCCCCCGGCAAGGTCAAACCGAGCCCGTGACCGTGGTGGTCGCGGTCGTGTCCGATTCCTTCGCCCAAATCATGCGGTCGCCCGCGACCGAGCGGAACATGTAGCCCACGCGGTCGGTCGTGGTGTTCGGCTTCCCGATGACCACCCCGGCGGTCGTGGTGCCGCCGAGCGAAAAGGTCACGAGCCAGCCAATCGTGTTCAAGGCCATACGATCCTCCAGAGAAAGGATGCGGCGGAATGTTCCCCAGCGGGAATCCACCCCGCCGCCGCTTTTGTCCCGACGGACGTTCCGTCAGGTATCCACCCCTACGATCAGGTCAGGTCGTAGGCCGCTCCGCTGCCCGCTTCGTTCTTGACCGTGTTCGCAAACTCCCCGATGATGACTCCCCGATCCGCATCCCCCGTGTCAGCCAAGGGCTTGAAGAAGTACGGACGGTACCAGCTGATTTCGTGCAGCTCGGGGTCGATCAGGAAGGCATCCCGGTTCCGCTGGAACAGGTTCACCGTCGCCGCGAGGGTGCCGAAATCCGACACGTACACGTCAGCCGCCCCGATGATCTTCGTCTGCTCGACCGCCGACTGATAGAACGTCTTGGTCGCGACGCCCGTGAAGGTCGAGAATACCTGCTTGTTGCCCGGCCCGAGCATCAAGAGCCGAGGCTTGCCGCCCTGCTGGACCGCCGAGAGCATCACGGCCTTGATCATCGCTTCCGTGAACGCGGCCTGGGTGCCGTCCGTCCGCGCCACGATAGGCACGTTCGAGTACACGGGGTCCGCCCCACCGGCGCCTTCGGCGGTGTTGGTCTTGAGCCACGCCCCGAGCCCAGCCGTCTGCCGGGCCAAGGTGCCGGTGCCGTCGCCCGGAATCGCGGCGCCGTTCTTCAGGCAGATCGCTTCCACATCGCGCTTCAGCTCCGCGCCCTTCTTCGCCTTCTGGTAGGCCATCTCGGAGGCTCGTCCGTACTTGTCCTGCACTTCGAGCGAGCCCGAGACGATCACGTCCTTCTGGACGATCTGGGTGTAGTTCCCCACCCGAAGGACGGGGACGGCGGCGGTGTGCGCCACGACGAAGCCTTCGACCTGCGCGTTCGTGGTATCGGCGGCGGCGAGAGAATCCTGCAAGACCTCGTGGAAGGTGTTTCGGGCTTTGCCCGACCCGACGTTCGAGGTGTAGGGCGTGTCCTCAGGCGAGATGCGGGAGATGATGTCTGAGACATCCTCTTTCCCACCCTTCGCCTGGTAGGTCTGGTAGGTATTGGTTTCTGGGGCGGCCATAAGGCCCTCATCGCTCCGTGGCGTGAGGGCCTGCTGTTAGACGCCCTTACGCCTTCTTGAGTTCGCGTGCCAAAAAGAGTGCAGCCGCATCGTCTTTGCGGCCCGATTTCGTGAGTTTTTCCAGCGCCAGCTTTTCCGCCTTGCCGGGCTCCGGGGTTTTCTGGCCCCCCGGCGTCGCCGTTTTGAGTGCGGTGACCTTTTTCTGCGTCTCGGGGACCTTGGCTTTCAAGGCCCGATACGCATGGGCATCCCGCAGGAGCAAGACGATCCGGTGGTCGTACATGCCCGCCGCGATGTCCGCCGCCGTAAAGCCGTACTGCTCGGCAGCACTGTAGAGGTCCCGGTTCGCCTGCTCGGCCTTCTTCGGGTCTTTCCATTCCGGGATCGCCTGAAACAACTTCTCGCGTTCTTCGGTAATCCGTTTCTGGAAGTCCTTGGCACGAGCCTCGGCCTCTTGGGCTTCGACCGCTTCGCGTTCGGCGCGGAGTGCTTGCATCCGGTCGCGCTGGCGCTGGCGGTCCGCGATGACGGCGGCGTACTCGCTGGGGTTTGTTTTGCGGAGGTCGTCCAGCGTGGCCGCATCGGGCTCGGCGGGCGACAAGTCGGTCAGGAGTTTTTCGGCCAACTTGAGGCGTTCGGCGTACTGCTGCGCTTTGGTGCGGGCATCCGCTTCGAGGGCTTGGGCCTCGGCCTGTTTGGCTTCGGCGGCCTTGCGGAGTTCCGCGACCGCTTGCGTTTTCTTCGTGTAGTCAGCGAGGAGGTCGCGCTTCATCTGGTCCACGGGGCGCTGGTCGCCGGAAGATTCCTCCTCCGTTACAGCTTCCGTATCGGCAGATGGTTCGACGGTCTCCATCTCCGGCTCGGCGGCTGATTCCAGCGCTGGTTCCTCCGTGGAGGTGGACACAGCGGCGTCCTCAGTCGTCTCTGGTCTCTGCGTCTCCTCGGACTCGGGGGGAGGAAGGAGCGACAGAAACTCTTTCGCCGCATGATCCACGGTGAACTTGGGGTTCTGGCCGTCTGCGGCGGTGCGTTCTCCTGCCATAGTATGTAACTCCGGTCAAATTGTCAAATGAACTTCTGGCGCTGCTCCACGATTTGCTCCACCACCCCCCGGTCGGCGAGGGCGTGGAGGCCATTCTCAAACCGCGCGACAGCGGCTTGGTCGTGCCACGCGGCTTCCCGCATCTCAAGGGTCAAAGCTTGTTCCCACTTGTGCACCGCCTCCGCGCGCATCATGGCGAGGACTTCCTGCGCGGCTTCGTCGCGTAAGAGCCGCTGGGCGGTTTCAGCCATCGCTTGGATTTCGCTCATCAATCCTCCAGGACCGCCGCGAGGACGGCTTCGAGTTCGTCTACCCGGTCTAAGGCCAATTCCAGCCGTGTGCGCGTCGTGACCTTCACGAACATCCCCGGCAACGCGGCACGCGGGAGGGCGAGGTGCGCCGCGACGGGCTCGGGCGTCGTGACTTCGAGCGCCAAGACAGGCACGGGGAGCGGGAGACTGAGGCCCACCCGGACCGCTGGGACCCGCCTCGTCCGTTTCTCTGGGCGTTTCTCGGGTTCCCGCTTCTGGCGTTCGTGGGGCACATCGAGGATGTACTTCCGCTTCCCGCCCCCGAATCCCACGACTTCCGTGCTGGTAACATTCCCCGTCCCTGCAATCTGTGGCGCGATGATCGCGAGGGCGCCCAGCCCATCAAACGTGCTCGCCGTGACGGTCCCCGCCCCATCGACCGCAGGTTGGGAGACGGCCAACGCCCCCGCGCCAACCAGGGTGATGGTGCCGACCCCCGCCAGGGCAGGTTGACTGACGGCCAGCGCTCCCGAGCCCGTGAGGGTGAGGGTACCCGTCCCGGCAATCGTCGGTTGTGTGACGGCGAGGTCCCCCGACCCCGTGAAGGTCGTTGTGGCGAGGACCTGCGCGGCTGCCCCGTTATACCAGAAGGCGCCGGGGCCCGTCATTTACGAAATCTGACGAATACTAGCGTCGAAGGCGCGATCCGTCCCGGCGATTTTTTTGATGGTCATATCCCACCCGTTCATCAAGATCAGCATCGGCGTGCAGAAAATCTCCGACTGCACCCCTTTCAATGTGGCGAGAAACACTTGTTTCGAGGTGCCCCCACTTTCGACCTTCTCGTAGATGCGGATGGCATATTCCTCGGTTTTCGTCATGTTCGTCTGGTCGTCAATCCATAGCTGGAACACGCCATCCGTCGTCTGCGGTTGCGCCACGTCATAGGTCGCGTTCCGGGGGATCGAGAGTTCCGTCGTTCCCGAGGGGGTGACGTTATTCAGCGTGAAGGCTTCGGTAATCGCCATCACGGGCTCCGGGTGAGAATGAACGAACCGCTGGCGGTCCAGCGATGGCCATTCAGGCACGCCACGTTTCCTGATATTTCCATGTGAATGTGTCCTCCCACGTCACCATTCCGTGGTCCTTCTTTTGGGTCTAAGGTCGCCACCGAGAGTCCCAAGTCGCAGACCGGGCACGTCAAGACCACGGCGCTCACAGGAGCGACTGATCCGTATGGAGGACTTGATCGACGGTGATGTTCGCTTGACTCGCCGCGTCGATGACCGCGTCCCGAATCCGGGACCGCCAATTGGGGAGCGCGGGATTGAAGGTCGGCGAGGACGCTTCAAACCCAATGAAGATGTGCCCGGCGTCGCCGGTCGTGACGGCCGCGATGCCGGTGATTTTGTAGAGATTGTCCTCGATATCGAGGGCATAACATTCTGTGACCATCGCCTTTGCCATTGTTCCCTCCTTAACTCACGCAGTGAAGGACAGTGTTGTAGTTCCCAGCATCGTTGACGCCGGAGTTCGAGACGCGGGCGACTAAGCGGCTGCCGCTCTTGATGTCGAAAAAGGCGGGCATGGGGTTCTCGGGTCCCCGCATCATCTCGTTATCGGTCACCGCGAACCAATAGGACTGGATCATTTCCGTTTCCGTGGCGGTGCCGAGACCGATGTCATAGGCATACATCAAGCGCGTCAGCGTCGTGTCGGTGCCGCACTGGAAACTCGGCACGACGCAAAAGTGATCCTCGCTCGTTGAGGCGGTGATCTGGGTCCAGGCCCCTTCGGCTGCCGAGGCGCCAGGGACGATGGTGGTCCCGAACGGCACAGTGCCCATGCCGTAGGTCGTGACTTTCCGGCCCACGCGGAACGGCGGCATCGCATCGCCGCCATAGAGAAAGACCGAGACCCGCATGGCGGTCGAAATCCGTTGCCCGGCGACTTGGCAGGCGATTCGGGTCCCGGCGGGGATATAGAGCGGGAAGTTCCAGACCTTGGGACCGACGCCCGTCGCGGAATCGGTCGGGCTGCAATACCCCATCAAGAGGTTTGGAATCAAGACTTCTTCGGTGGCAGCGCCAGTGAGGATATCCAAGGCGCCCTGTGAGTCCGTCGCCGCGAGTCCGTAGCCGGTCGCGAGAATCGTGATCCAATACGTATCGAAGGCTGTCGAGGCGATGAGTTGGGCGGGGGTCCCTTTGGTCGCCGCCGCGCCGCCGGTCGTCACGGACGTGCCGTAGGGATTCGCCCCCACGGCGCCCGTGTTGTGATCGAGCTTTAAGATTCCTTTCTGCGGAGTCCATAACAAGGTCAGGCCGCGAACGTTATGGTGAGCGACGAAATCGACACCACCGCCGCCGCGACGAACGAGACGGAATTGAAGTTCACGTTGGCGCCCGAGGTGCCGACGGAGAAATCGACAATCCGCGTTCCGCCCGATGTGACGAGCGTCCCCCACGTCGCGGTTCCGGTGGCATCTGCCGAGGCGTCGTTGCTGATCGCGTTGGCGGTGATGACCCCGCCGCTTGCCGCACCGAACGGCGTCGCGGACATCGCCAGTTCTGCGAGCTTCACTTGAGCGCCTAGGGCGGTCGAGACATCGGTCGGCTGGGTGCCGTCATAAATGCGGAGTAAAGCCACCGCGCCTAAGGCGGTGGTGATGGCATCCAGGAATCCATGCCGTTCAGTCTGCCGGTAATGTGGGTTCAGCGCGATGGGACTACCCCTCCCTCGGATTCAGGGCCACCTTCAGACTCCTTCGGTTGGGGCGGTGGGGTCATCGTCCCGGCCCCGTCAATTTTGACTTTGATCGTGATCTCGCCGTCCACGGGTGGCCTCCTAGCCGAGCCGCAGCGTGACGCTGATTTGCGCGCCAGGTTCCAGTTCCACCCGGTCGCAGACTTCGGGAGCCGGAATGGCTCCGACCGAAATCCCACTCGCGTTCGTCACCACCACCGACACGGCGCGGCCCTTGGACGCGGCGGTGCCGACGACGGTTTCCGTCTTACCGGACAAGGGAATCGTCGCCAGGGGACCCCCAGCACCCTTGATCTGGACTTCGCCGCCGACGAGTTCCGCCGCGATCGTGTCGCGGACGCGCTGGGTGATGTAGTCCGTCCACCGCCACGCCATCTAGCGCCCCGCGTCCCGGATGACGCGGCCCGACTTCGACAGATGCGTCTCCATCAAATGCTTTTTCTTCTTCGGGGGCGTGGCCTCCACGTACTCCCGGCCCACCGTAGCGGGAATCCCGAGGGTTGAGCGGCCTTCCGCTGCCGCTGCCATCGCGCGCAACTGCTTAGCGCTTTTCGCGGGCATTTATTCCCCCTCTTTCGCTTTGGCGATGGTGACGCGCTTACCAATCTTCGCGGCTTCGAGTTTCGTCTCCGCGTCGAGCTTCGCGCGGTCCCGGTCCACGCTGGCCTGAATCTCGGCGGTCGAGACTTCCGCCGAATACTTGAGTTCGAGTTCCTTCGCGCGGAGTGCGATGTCGGCGTCGAGCTTGTCGCGCTCCAGATCGTCCTTGCGGGTCATCTCCTCACGCCGGAGGGCCAAGTCCGCGCCTTCGGCCATCGCCTGCCGCTCCATCTCCAAGTGCTTCTGCATCAGCTCGACCTTATCGCCCTCGACCTGCGCCTGCTTCTGCGCGACTTCGGCCTGCGCTTTCGCGATTTCCGCTTGCGCGATCATCACCGCCGGATCAGGCGCGGGAGGTTGCGGCGGCGGTTGCCAATCGACGGGCACGTCGCCCATGAACTTCGAGACATCCTTCCGGCCCGACAGCATTAGGACTTCCGCGAGCGTGTTCCGGTAATGGCCGAGCGTGAACAACGGGTTTCCCGGCCCGAGCTTTTCGAGGACCATTTCCTGCTTCGCCGCGAGGCCCGACAGGATGGCGATTTTCGATTCGGCCAAGCCCCCACCCAAGGCCACGTTGATCTGGACATCCATCTCGGCATTCCACGTCCGAGGATCGACGGGGACCCAGGTATTCCGGAGCCGCACCATCCGTTTCCCCGGCTGGTGTTGGTGGATGAGTTTCAGGAGCCCCTTGAACAAGTCCTTGACGCCGGTCTCCGCGAAGATGCGGGCGATCATCTCGATCCGTTCCTGCTTCGCAGAGGCCATGAGACTGATGGCGCTCTGGGTCGAGGACTGCAAGGCGTCGGCGTTGATCCCGCCCGCGCCTCGGGGAGACCCGACCCGTGACTCCTTCAACTCCTGAATCATTTCGAGGACGGGCATGGCCTTCGCGCCGTGGAACTCGGGAGCCCAATGGTACACGGCGTTCTGCGGCGGGATGTTCTGACGCACGCGGACAGGTTGCCCGATGGCCGTCGAGTGAATGTCAGCAGCACTGACCGCGCCCTCGGTGTAGAACGTTTTCCCGAAGATCGAGTTCGAGAGCGAGTCCAAAATCGCCCGGATCAAGGACGAGTTGAGGAGCTGCAAGTCCATCGTCCAGTCGGCCACGTCTTGCCCGACGATCGTGTGCGGCTCGGGATCCGGGACGAGGAAGGCGAAGGGGCGATCTTCGACAGGCTCGCCTAGGCCATCCCCGTTCACGACGTAGAAGCCAGGCCCCAGGCCGCAGAACTTCCGGTCCACCGCCCCGTTCCCGTCCACGTCCATCGTGGCGAAGGCTTCCGTGTAGAGCGACTTCTCCTGCGACGGCTCGGGAGGGGTGGTGGGGGTGGTGTCGTTGTTCGGATTCCGCGCGGCGGCTTCGGGGGCCGTGCGGAGACTCGCATCGACGCCGCCGTGCTCGTCGATGATCTTTTCCGAAATCCCCATCGCCATCAATTCGGCTTTGGTCTTTTCCGTCCGATGATAGAGCACCGCCGCGTGCTGCGGATTCCGGGCGTCTTTTGACCAACCGACTTCTTCGGAGGGGAGGCAGTCGAAGCGGGCACGGAACTCGCGTTCGGTCTGCCGGAACTCCACGTTGTAGGTCGGTATCTGCTGCGGCTGGCCGTCTGGCCCTGGGATCGTGACTGGCATCCCTTCGGAGACGCGACCCATCGACACCGATTCATCCATCAGCATCAGCGTCAGGATGTCATCAGTCACCCCCGTGGCGTTTTGGAAATGCACCTTGACCGTTTCCTCGGGCCACCACTTCACGACGCCGGGGTTTCGAATCAGCGCGTCCTTAAACCAACTCTGAAAGATCAGGAAGCCAGGGTTGTCCTGTTGGAGGACGACTTTCGAGATGTACTCGGTCGCCTGCTCGGCGCCTTCGACATCTTCCGGTTTGTAGGGAGCGTACTCGACGGGTTGTTCGGCGCCAAAGAAAATCTTGAGGAGCGACGGCATGATCGTAAGCGCCGCATCGCGCACATCGGTCGTGACGAATTGCGAGCGCCCGATTTCTTCATTGCCGAACTTCTTGCCCTGGTAATACTCGGTCGCCTTTTTCCGGCGTTTGGCTAACTCGGCTTCGCGGAAGGACTCGGCATCCGTGACGAGCGAGTGGACAGCGGAGGAGACTTCGGAGGGTGACAAGCCCTTCCGTTTCTCCACGTCGGAAAACGGAACCTCCGCCGGTGCGGCTGGGGAGTACGGGATTGTCACAGTGCCCTAGTAATACGCAAATCCTTCGCGGTTTGCAATACTAGACGAGCCCTCGAATCCCCCACGGGGGAGCATCAGGCGGCAAATCCCAGCCCGTGTTCGAGGATTGCCCTTGGAGCACGGTCGCATCGACGGCGAAGGTCAACGCCACGGCGTCGGCTAGGTCGGGCGATTCGACGCCCCGCCGTTTCATCGAGTCTTTCGGCTCCGCGCCCGTTTTCCCGGAGGAGTAGTATTTGATGTCCGGGGCGGCGAGTTCGTCGATCAACTCCTCTTGGTCGGGGATTACCGTGTCCCGGTTCGCGAGCCACTCACGGACGGCGAACCACAACTCCGAGCGCAGGTCTTTGTAGTGCGGGTGAATCAACGCGGGGGTTTCCGAGACGTTGATCGCCCGAGACGGCAACCCGAGTTCCCGCAAACGGTCGGCCACGCCCCTCCCCAAGCCGATCGCGTCGATACAAATGGCGACGGGGCGGTCCTTTTGGGGGGTGACATCCCACTCGTGCTTCACCCGACCTGCCGTTTCCATCGTGTCGAGCTTCCGCCAGTGCCTTACCGGCTCTTTCAAGCCGTTCCCTTGCCGTTTGGCGAGGGCAGACCGGGCGACAATGCCGACATCGAGGCCCCAGACGACGGCAGCGGTGGGGGAAATCTCGACTTGTCGCTTGGCGGCGGCTTCGATGATGTCCCGGGGGATGACTTTATCTTCTTCGGCGGTTGGAAACTCGCCCAGGACGCGAATCCGGTAGGCGTTCGAGTCCTCACCGTACTTTTCCTTGACGAAATGGATGTAATCGGGGTCCACGAATGGTGAATCGAGCGACGAGATGGTCTTTTTCCACCACATCTCGGGGTTTTTGCGGAAGGCATCGGCAAAAAAGCCCGACGTGCGGATCGGCTGGCTCGTCATCACGAACAGGATGTGTGGATTCGCCATCGAGGACATCGCGGCCTCAAAGGTAGCTTCGGGCACGCCGCTCGCTTCGTCCGCAATGAGCAAGACGTTCTCCGAATACATGCCTTGTAGGGCTTCGGTCTGCTCGGGCCGCGAGACTTTGATCGAAATGAAGGACTCAGCGGGATGCGATTTCATGACCGCGCGCTCGGCGGTGATGTCGTAGAGGTCGCGGAGCCAGAGATAGTCTTTCGTGAAGCGATTCCCGAGCCCGCGAAACTCCGCCCAGAGCGCGTCGAACAAATGTTTCTCGGAGGGCGCGGTGACGGCGCATTTTTGCGGATACCGACAGATGAGATGATGCCACAGCAGGATTCCGTTGCCCATCGACTTCCCAGAACGGTGGCCCGAGCGCACCGCGATGCGGCGCTCCCCATTATCGGCAGCGGCGAAGATTTCTTCTTGGGCGCTCCAGGGGGTGATGCCGAAGATTTCGCGGGCGAACTCGGCACGGGCGTTATAGAACCGTGCGATGATCGTTTCGAGTTGCGATTGGAGCTGAACGGCCACTTAGGCTTCGACTTTCACCAGCCAGTAGGGCCACGGGGCGCCGAGACGTTCTCCCTCGCCCAAGAGATACCCCTTGGGGAAATGCTGGGAGACGGCTTTGCGGACGCCGCTGAAGGCCCAATCATCGCCGCCAAGCCAGCCGCCAGGCTTCACCTTGGGGAGCCACGCCGCGATATCGGCGGAGACCGCCGCTTCGGTATGATCGGCGTCGAGCCAGACGACATCGACGGAACTGTCCTCGAAGGTTCGAGCGGCATCGACGGACGGCAGCCGGTGAATCGAGAAGCCAGGCCCGAGGGGATTCGCGGTACTGGCGTTCACGGCGAGGTAGGGCATCTGGTCGCGGATGGGCTTCGTGTTTCGCAGGAAGGATTCATACAATTCTTCGCCCTGCGCGACACCCGGCCAGCCCGCGAAGTTATCGACCGCATGAATCGTCATGGGGAGGTTTCGGTTCAGGACTTCGACGCCCAGGTAGGCGAGGGACTGGCCGTGAAAGACTCCCACTTCCACCCAGACAACGGGACGATCTTTGGGGATTTCCTCCAACAGTTTGGCGTAGGCATTGAGAAACCAGAATCCGCCGGGGACGGACGGCCAGTAGTGTTCCACTAACGGATCGCCTCCAAGAAGGGTTTGAGTTGTGGGGCCAAGTCGTACTGATGCACGATGGGAAAGGGGTGTCCGTCATCCCGCAAGAGGACGTGGAGGTCGTCGTGCCATGTGGCGCCGATCCTACCATGATCCATCGCGCGGACGTGGAAAACCCAATCCTTGCGGATATCGACGTTCGACGCGAAGCCGTTTCGGGCGAGGACGTTGACCAAGGTCTGATCGGTCATGTGGGTCGCCCCGAACGTACACGAGCACTTGATCTTCGGGAGCCGGTGAAAGAGGGCGAAGGCGAAGCAGCGCAGCAGAAACTCGGGGCCCGCGATGGCCCCGGCGTTCAAGACCTCAGCATCTTCAATGCCGTCGTTCGGGGCCAGTTGATTCACCCAATAGGCGGTCCAGGGGTTCTCCAAGTGGGTTTTGCCTTCCGAGCCCAAGAGGATGCGGCGCCGGACCATCGCGAGCGGGTTTGTTTGGAATACGGCATCGCGGGTATCGACGACGCAGGCGGGGTCTTTGTTCGTCGAGCCGAGGAGTTCCCCGATATGCAGCCAACGGGTGCGGGCGATGTCGCAGACCCCCATGCCTTTTTCGCGCAAGGGGACCATGCGGAGTTCCAAGTCGTACTCGGCGGCGAGGGGGTCTAGGGGATCGGCGTCGTCGGTCAGGATGACGATCCGGCCCGGCCAGACCTTCCGGGCGGAGGCGGCCCACGGAGTGAGTTGTTCAGGAGAGAGCCCTGCGGCGATGCCGACGATCACGCCCTAGTCACCGTTACGATGTCTCCCACTCGCGTCCAACGCAGCGTGGGGTCGGGTTTCCACGCCACATTCTTCTCCATGCAATCATCACAGACCAAGCGGTATCCGACTCGGGCGTTGGCGGGGCCGCCGCAATCAGCGCAGCTCGGGCCGGGGTCTGCAAGGATCATGTGTGCTTTTTCCCGACTTTGCTCGTCCGGTACGCCCGCTTCACCAGCCACCACTGGCCCTTGTCCTCCCGCACGATCTCGAACGTCAGCAAATGGTCCAGCCCGCAATCGCAGCAGGCATTATGCAACTGTCCTCGCAACGTGCGGTCCGTATCCCACCGCCGTAAGGCCACCCACATCGGGGAGCCATCCTGACTCTGGACCCGCCCCTTGATGTTCTTGGGCATCAAGGCTTTGGGGGGCCAGGGAATCTTCTTCACTCGGGGACGATCTCGGCGGACTGTGGAGGAGGTAACGCTTTTTGCCGTTCCGCGACGGCTTGAATCGCGCGGACCAAGGAATCCCCAATGTTGACCTGCACGAGCGGCGCTTTGTCCACGGGGTCCAGCGAGTTCGCCACCTTGAGCCGGGCGTCCACCCGTTCCCGGGCCAAGGCAATCGCGTCCCGCCATTCCTGCACGGGCTCTCCGGGGCCTGGTTTCACGGGCCGGACGTTATCGACGATGGGGAGAATCTCGTCCCTCAGCCGTTCGGCTTTTTCCTTCTTCGCGGCTTCCCAGCGTTCCCCGACTTCGGGATCAGCCTTCCGCGCGTAGCGAATGAGGTTCGACAGGGCACTTTGCGAGAGCCCCATCGTGCGGGCGATGTCCTCCTGATTCTCCCCGTTCGCGAGGCGGGCAAAGACGACATCCCAGCCGGTGTTGCCGTCCGGGTCTTTCAGGGCGGCGATCATCCGCTCCCGCGCCCGGCGGACCTTGAAGGGCACCTAGGCGACCCAGTAATACGGACAGGGTTTGGGGCAGGTCCTGAGCCCCTCAGGGACAAACTCCTCCTGCACCTCCTGCCGCACTCCCGGGCCCGTCACCACTGGCGGTTCGTCCTTTCTGATCCGTCCGAAGATCGGTCCTCCACAGGCCGGGCAGTTGCCCGAATGAATCCAGCCTTCCAGTCGGTTCGCCACGCCCACTCCTGTAATGTGAGGAAGTCTCCACAACGTACACCAAAGAAAAAAAAACGCCACCCCACCCGATTCCTGTAGGACACCACCTACAACCCTTGTAGGACAAATCCTACACGCCGTGTAGTCCTCGACTGACTTGCGTCCCACACCCAGACTCCCATATTGCCACCGCGCCATCCGTTCAGACGCCCGCCTATCGCTGCCCCCCAAGGAAAGCGTACCGGCGGTGACCTCCCTGCCGCGACAGGGCGCCCCGGCCTACGCGGGGCCTCAAAATCGAGAGAGATGGCCTCCCGAGCGCTCACCTGAAAAAAAACGCATAGCGGGTCGATCGACCATCTCTTGACTTTGACCTTCCTGCACTACAAAGACGGTATCCCAGAGCACATCTCTCGCCCTACATCATCCGGGATACGCCTTGAGATTCTTCTCCCCTGTCTGAAATCTAGACTCCAACGACCACACATCTCTCACGGTGGTCTAGGCCCACACCAGAGGGCGGGTCCTTCCTAGCGAGGGGGGGGGTCAAGAGGAGAACTGCTCCCTGTGGGGGCTGCATGGGTCACTTAGGCACACCCTACTGTCATGACACTGTCCCTGATGACGAATTGACACGTGTCAATTCATTACACAC